AAAATTTTCATATAGGAGTAAAACATTTTATCAGTGTTCTACATAACTTTATCCTATATCAGCGTAAGGCAGGTTGTTTTACAATTAAGTGGTGGGCCTTTGCCCACCGCATACCATACCCGTTCGGTTTAGCTGATGTTATTTAGTTAATTGGATTTTCTTATAATCCAAAAGATTGACCTGAGGTATAACTATACCTCCCCAGGTCACCATTGCACGTCATATCCCAACGCAGTTCCTCGCTACCATAAGACATAGCGGGCATAAGATGCCCCTTATCCGCTTCTTTCAAAGCAGTAAGTACCGTTGACGTTACTTCGTTAAAATATTCGCGGCCGTGCATAAAAGCATCGCGCAGCGAATTTGAAACGAGTTCAGTCACCATTTCGTCGTGTTCAACGAAAGCGGTATCCATATACATTCGGTAACGACTTTCTATCGTCGTTTTATCCAAGGGTGCTCGCATATATCCCGTGCGAGTATCGGTCACAAACCCTCTTTTCATAAAGGTCGCTTTTTCCAGTGGCACATATTCGGGTGCGTCCTTCCAGTGATTCTTATTTTCATCCGTATACTTAATACCAGAGTCTTCAAAGAATTTTCCGATCGTTTGCATATTGAAATATTTTAATATCGCAACTTTAATTGCGTGCAAATGATCATCACCATAGTACTTCGAGCGAGTTTGAACATCGCATACTTCTAGTGGTTTAAATTCCGCCGGCATGATCGCCAGCCAAGCCTGATACTTATATATGTCGTTGTTGATTGAATTGACCATTGACGTCAAGGGATATCCAGAAGGAAGCCCTTTATCAATCAACACGACCACACCTTGCACTATGGCCAAATGGTTATAAGCCATGGTCATAAGGGTATGTCGTATACGTTGAATGCGTTCATTATCGCCATAACAGCGATTAATGATACGCCCAGAACACGCAAGATTTTCTGCCGGGTTACCTCGGTCGTAATTGCCAAAATCTCCAGCTACCGCATAAGGCGAGACAGCTTTGAGTTGTTTGTACATTTCCGTCCAATCACCCGAACAGGGATCTATTCCGATTTGCGGTTCGATATCCTCGCGATTTTTCTCCATCATTTGCACGAATGCAAGACAGAACATCCTTACGACAATCGTATAATCTACCGGGCAGATTGTAAACGATCTCGTCTTTGGACAAAAATCTGGGTCATTATCGAGATTCCGCGTGTGCTTGAGGGGTCTGCGCTCATCCTTGAGTGTTTCCATTGTAGCCATTGGTACTAAGCGCCCTTCAGCGGCTTCATCTATGATGAAAGCCACACGCGCTCGCAATTGAGGAGAAGCTTGGTAATGCTTTTCTTCACCAATACCCACATTGTCAAACAACCAGGACTTATTGTGTTCGCCGGGACCACGACCAGACATCCAGTACGCTCCTTCCGAGGTCGACATATTCATCCGATCTGCGTGATCTATTCCTGGAATGCCATTAATGGCTTCATCCAGCGTCAAAACACGTAATTTACCACTCTCATGTACTATATCGCCTGTAAGGCGTTGGTACTTTGCAGTGATATGATCTTCAATTATATCATAATGTCGCTGCGGGAACGCAGCAACATCTTGACCATACCCTGAAATCTGCTTCATGATTATACTCTTGCCTTTAGGGCAACGAGGGTCAAAATCACTCAAAACAGCACCTTCATGTGTAGGTGGGGTTGGAAGGAATGCATCTAGGATTGTCGGGATCAATTGTGATCGTGACGGTGTCCTCCTTGTATATGCCGCGGGTAACGTGCCAATCAATTGTACACGATGATCTAACTCTTTAATGCCCCAATAAGGTTTCCCATCTTCAATAAGACCCTGTTGGAACATTTTCTCTGCTAAATCGAGTGTCGATTGTACTTGAAAGTATCCGTTTATTTGCGCTAATCTTGACATAGCGTCAATTACGGTTTCTTTAACCAATCGTTCGGAGTGACCTTGGCTTTTATCAACCACTGAACCAACATGGAACCCTAATATCTTTGCAGATGAGTTCTTTGAATATTGGTACAATATCGATCCACAGTCTCCACGTTCAGTCGACGCACTATATTGATATCCATTGAGATAATTAATATAGTCGTCAACCCTATACTTCACTTCAGTACTCTGCTTGATCTTAGACAAGAACGTCTTGTTGATCATTGCAATTCCTTTATCAGTGAAGTCCAACGAGATAAGTGACCCTGGTACAGGGTGAAATTTTCCGTGGTCTGCCGACGTACAAATATGATGTACGATACCCTTTGCGCCGGTTACACGTTCACTGAGTAAATATACCACAGCGTCCGTGTTTCCCAATCCCACATATCGTTTCGTGGAAAAACTTTGCTCGTATTTCTTTGAACGAGTTGTGATAGTAAATTTGTCTCCATCCTGTATCTTATCTTGTTCAAAGAAATGACGTGGAAGGGTGACAAATTGATCTACTAACATCAATCCGTGCAATTTAATTTCTTTACCTAATCGTGTAACACGATGTAGGCTAGCATAGTTGTCCAGTAACGAGGCCATAATCGTTGCAGCTTGTTTATCTTCAACTGCTTGCACAGTGAAATTTCCATAGTATCTGTTGAATAATGTATCAACAACAGATCCTTCAGCTGCATACCGATCAATTTTTGCCATGGCTTCCTCTTCATTCCAATAGACTTCATCTAAATTGGATAAGAGGGGCACATTAGCGTAATTGCCTTCTGCGACGATTGTCTTTTGTCGGTGGACTGCATCCTTTACAGTATCCACCCCTGATTCCGCCGTTATGACCACCGGTCTGTGAACTCTTTCCTTTACGGAGTCCACTCCCGATTCTGCCAACACGGTTCGTTCCGTCTTGTGTACTCGATCCTTAACACTATCAACGGACGATTCAGCAACGAGGCTCTTTACATAGCCTCTAGCATCCTTTATCGACGTAACCATTGATTCGGTTACAGCCGTAGGCCTTGCTTTACTTTTATAATCGTCCATTTCAGTCTCTATATCCATTTTATCGGTTTTTGGTAAATTCCAATACCGGAAAATGAAATAGAGAAGTGTCAGGAGAATACCGGCAACAACGTATGGCGCCCATGGATGTGTTTTAATCACGTCACAGCTAGTAACACCCAACAATTTAAGTTTAAGTGATTCATACGCCGTCTTTTTGACGGCGCACTGCTTCAGTGATCGAACATATCGATTGACCATTGCATGTTTGAGATCTCGTCCGAGTATCTCACCACGAGTGTACGACATGAGTTCTTGATCTTCCTCATCAGTCATATGCTTTCTCACCTCCGCATGGGGTAAACCCTTGAAACGCGAAAATGGCATTGACAGGAAGTAATCATGTTGTACGGAACTGTAACCTTCATATCCACTGTTCTGGACTTGGAAGGCTTCAGTATATTCTGCCGTGGGACCTTGTGTTGTAGCATTTGTTTTCAGTACTTCTTGATACTGGAAATGCGCTTCAATACGAGGTCGAAGTACACGCAACAATTGCACGTATGTTAACCATTCAGTCTCTGCTTCACCATTTAAGGAGTTGCAGACGCGATATTTCACAGCCGATGCCGCGTAGACGCCTGTATAAGGGCCACGCTGCGTTCCACACTGCTCACCATCATTGATTCGATCTGCCTCTACAAGGAAATCGCGTCGTCGATTTATCGCGCCGTTATCTGCAAAACCATTACGGTTATACACAAGTACATTGGTAGCTGAAAGGATAAGTTGGGAAGTGAACTCCCTACCCTTATCATCGAGCTTCGCCATAGGTAACTTGAGTCGCTGATTAGACTTCATAGCCATCATGCGCCCGAGGTCGCTTTCTTCCGGGTTTGTGCTAGAAATAGCACCGAGGTCATCGAAAACGATACACCACTGGCCAAGGTAATTGTCATAATGTTTCATCCCTGGTGAGACGACATATGACATATTATCCCGAGGCCAATTCATAATCTCGAAAACGTCACGCATGATATTTGTCATCATGGTTGATTTTCCGATCTTAGGGCGTCCACAAAACGATATATGAAATGGATCCACACGAAACTCATCATGAGTGTGGAAATCCAAAACCTCAGCACGTAGCGTTTCAAACTTCGTGAAGATCTGCCGGAGTACACGCTTTGCATCATTGTCTATCGCAACATTCATTGTTTCATCATGAAGCGATTTAAGTTGTACGTATACACGTAAAACTTGTGTGCGTAGCGCGTTTGTCTTGAGTACGTCAAGCCGTTTTGCCGGATCCAAAAGATCAAGGGCTTCCGTCCATACGGTCTTATCACCTGACTGGAACCTGCTAAAAATGTTCTTAACAGATTCAGGTACAGTTGGCATAAGTTCCGATGCGATAGCCTCCTTCATCTTTGTGATGGATTCCCAGCCTTGTTTGAACCAGCCCATATTACGGGCCTGGATCGCGATTCCGTCGACAGCGGTCAAGTACGTTTTGGCGTTCATGATACCCATTAATGTCGCAAGCATTCCGATAGCTGCTGCCATCATACTAGCTAAGTCGAATTCAAACCCATTTTGAACTGTAAACTGGGATGAGAATTCTTCCATTGCATTGCGAAATTCGGTAGCTTGAAAGCCAACGATTGCCGAAACCGACGCCAGAATAACCATTGATAGGATGCCTCTGGTAGCACCCTGCGCGAACATCGTAACAAAAGCGTAACTAGTCAGTAAAAACGTCATTTGTATGCCAATGATCAGTGTACCGTGTGTCCGTAAACGAACCAACGATGTTGATACTGTTGCCTTGGCAAATTCTGCGATCGACTGACCAAGCGAGTCCCCTACAGCACGTTGCAGGTTAGGTACGGTAAACGTGTGTGCAGCGTCGATAATTTCTCGACTCTGCTCCATCATTTTTGCGATTCCCCAACCATTATACCATGTAGGTTCACCCGCTTCTACTCTAAAACCCGACGAGCGCAGTTCATCGAAACCTTCAGGTTCCAATGTCTGCGCCACCTCTTTCTTCTCTTCCTCATCTGCATCTTCTACCGTAGTGGTATGAATGGGGAAGTCAAACGGAGGGAATGCCGTGGGTGTCGAATATGTATAGTCACTTCCAAGAGCACGATATATCGTCATCACGTATTTAGTAGCGTGATGAATAGGATATATTATTAAAGCCCCTGCATGTAGGGACAACTCTGGGAAGGCTTTCTTTTCTGATACGTTGATTTTACGAGGATTATACAATATATTGTATATCGACTCGTACGGGACGGTGGTCTCAAAGACCGGATTCACGCGTTGGTCAAAGACCATAGTGTTATCGCTCATATAGAGCATTTCACTACGGTTAATGACATACCACGGTCGCTGTAAATTCGCCTGCGTCACAGGTAAATTTGATATGTATTCCACTTTAAATTGAGTGGAACCAAATGTGCAACGTGATACATCAAATCTGTATCGCATAGAACCCGACCCAAAAGCCATTAAGGACGATAACATCGTCAACGGATCACGACCTGTCACATCACCAGCTTTCACTGGGATAACAATGCCACATCCCGGATCTTCCCACTGATTAACAGTAGCGCCTAATTTTGAAAAGCGCTGACCCATTTCTTCCAATGTGCGATTATCCGGTTGCATTCGGAGACTAGTAAAAGAACGTGTGGGGTTGAGCATGGCATCAGCCTCTATCTCAAAACCCTCCAAATCGTTCTTGTACACATTACCAAGCCGGGCAAGCCTATAGTCCGATCCAGCCTTTACAAAGGAAAGGATCGTGATGTCAACTCCAGGGAACAAATTAGACATCAGTGGAGAAACCACATATAATGCCAATGTACCCATACTCGTTTTCGCGACATCCATGAAAGCACTACTTGTTGTTACATGTTTCCATGTAGTAGGTGCTTCATAGTTAACGCGGACCGTGATACGTTTCTGGTTTTTAATGTTCCAGACAACATGTGGGTAGTCGTGGTAGTTACTACTCGGAACATTAACAGACCCCGGAATATACACAATGGCTATGACACCAGCGTGTGATTCCGTAACCGGTGCCCAGAAATCATACTCAATAGAACCTCCCCAATACTTATACATGCTTGTTATAGCACCAAGGGGGGTCGTACGAATACGTCTAACACCATCAATGGTCTCACGCGTGTGTGTGCACGGGTGAACGTCAATTTGCGCTAGTTTTCTGCCAATCGGTGTTTCACCTCCCCATGTCGTTACGCCAAGGAAACCCTCGCGCTGTGCGTACTCAAGAGCTTGAGTGCGCTTAACATTAGTGAGATGATAATCTCCGAAAGCCGTTAAGGGGAAATGGTCTGTGATATCATCAACAAAACCAGTTCCCACCGCCGAAACCATACGTACCGATGACTGCACATCAAAGTATTCCGCTATATTATCATCGGGGTTAACCAATCCAGCAAGATCTGCGGATAGGAACTCCAAATACAACGAAACGCTCATAGGAGCAGCCCCAGTGACCAACATCGCTTGCGACAAAGTCGAAACGATGACACGCCCAAAAGTGGTACTCGCATACCGGCCATGCACATTGGAAACATACGCTGAAGGCGTATGCAAATCCAAATCCAAGGTGACTGCTTCTTGAGTAGCCACGTCTAAAGAGACGTGGGAACATGCAATCAATTCCGTACGACTAAGTGTACTATTGGCACTTGTGGCTCGATTATACGGATCATAACTCATTACGAGTGATCCGCCAGCCATCATGTTACCATTAACACTCATTGTCAATCGTACTTTTCCTGTGAACATAGAGAACATTTTTAAGATGCTCTTTATAACCGTTGACGTTTTCCCATTCACCAAAGCTTCCGGTAAGTTAGCACTAAGAATAACTGAACCCGTAGGGATTTCTCCATACGTTCCAGTCGCAATTCTCAGTTTACGATTCAACAAATTATTCATATTCCAAGTCTCAATTGAGGCTTGGTCTACGATTGTTGATTCTTCAACTACAGCGTCCGAAATTTCGTCCATGACCGTTACTTCGCCCGATTGCACTTCAAAACCCATATTATCGATGGTACTCTCACCCATCCCTAATAGGGTGGTGATCTTACCATCAAGCCGTTCAAGCTTCGCGATCACCTTATTAACTTGCGCTAAAAGGTATGCCGCTTGAACAGATGTTAAAAACACTTGCATGTTTTGAACTCGTTGAGTGGGCTCTGCGTCGACGTCGAAATTAACGTTCTTAGCTGTATTCAATACATGCTGAACGTTTACCGTGAGGGGTGCCATTGTAGGTTCTACCTCGAGGATATCGTTGTCAGTAATGACAGACGATTCAACTCGAAAGTAATCGCATAGCGGTGCCGTTGCCTTGTTAAAGATCTTCCTCTCCTTGCGCCATTTCTTATGTGACGCAATTTGACGCTGCCTATGTGTAGGTGTAGCGAAATCGGGGTTGATCATGTTATCCGTGTACCAATCCTGGCTTACAGCCTGCCGTTGTGTGCCGAGTTGTTCACTCCGCAACGCATTCATACCAACGCGCTCAAAATATGAATCTGAGTACGCATTGATGTCCTTGTCCGACCAGAGTGTTAAGTCTGGCGTTTGCCAGTTTGGTTTGTTGTCAGCAACAAGTCTTTCCTCTTCCTCGGTTTGTGAAACCAAGGAAGCCCATGAAAGAACATTTGCCGACCGTTGTCTTTTACGACGTGGTGAAGTTTTAACTATGGGGTTTTCCCAAAAGTTATTCATTGTGTTAAAGTTATATATCGATTGTATATATGTTATGGGGTTCTTCATCTGATATGGTTATATTTCATCTTAAACAATAAGATTGAAACGACCCGTCTGATTGAAGGAGTAGTAATTGGGGGTTACGAATTATGTATCGCACCATCACATGTTGAGTTACTTTAAAACTCTTCGGGCCTAAAAAGGAGGGGCCACACCTGCATACAACACACTCATACTTTCTATCTCCTAAATATCACGATCAACGTGAGTGTTCAGAGCGTCTTAATCTTTGGGATTAATGTGATACCATTACGGCTATCAACAAGCTAAATCTGCATAATAGGAAATAGGCCATCGTCGCTAGACAATGCAATCTAAATCCATAGCATAAGATACGCTTACGGTATGGGTGCCAGTAATTAACTGTGCGGTTCTCTATTTAAAGTTTATATACCTCAAATTTTGATGGGGTGGTGGTAATACACTGCCTATTTTTGTAATTTTATAACGTTTTATTGGCAGGACATGTTTTTGTGATTGTTTTAAAAGAAATTTTATCAATGTTCTATGCAATATTAATACCTCATGGCTTCAGTTTGTAATGCGCCATACATGGTTAGTAGAATCTATAAATATATATTTTCGTGAGTGTCGTGCCATTCGTAATTACTGAATGGTGTATTCATAATAGTCTAAATAAATAGACCGAGTTGTGTATATCCAATATACTGCCTATTTGTCGTAAAGGTAAACGTCCACAAAGGGAAGGGGTTTGGGTTAGATGTATATCGAACATCACGAACGGTAAAAATAGGCGACTTCGAACAAAGTCATCCTTACTCATATAGTAAGACATCTGATAACGGACGACGAGTGCTTAACAGCAGGCGGAACAATACTAGGGAACTAAGCCCGTTCTGAATACCATATTTTAACTCTACACTAACAGTGAATCGCGGTTTTGTATCTACAGCATGGCTTTCCAAGACCAAACTAGAGCAAAAATAACTATGGAATCTC